CGCTGGCACCCACGGGTACTCCTTGGCCATGCACCCCCCCCGGAGCACAAAATGAGCCCCAATAAATTCCAATCTCCCGTTCAAGATCGTTTTAATCTTCGCTGAATATCCGGCGTCTGCGAAATTGTCGCGGATCTGGTCTGCGAGCTTGAGGTCATGTACCCACTTGCTCGTTTGACCCCCGACATCATCGCCTTCCACCTTGGGGCGAAGGTAAATGTCCTTGGTGAACTTCTTCCCGTCCGGGTCCGTGAATTCACGTGACTTGAACTTGAAGTTGTGCGTGCCGTTAACCAGGCGGAATTCGCCCTTCTGGTCTCGGCAGAACAGGTGTTGTGGATTGGACACCATCGAACAAACCGTAGCGCTGAGCTCTTGGATAAAATTGGCCGCTGACGTGAGCAACCATCCGCTATCCAAATAAAAGTCCTCGAACGCCAGCTTCAGCTGACGCTTGCCGCCTACTGCGGTCGTGTCGAGGACCTTGATGCTGAGCCTCATGCCCTTGTCCATGTCCATTTCCAACTTCGCCTGGTAGCGTGCGCAAAAGCCTCCCGAGTAGGTGTGCCCAATCACATTGGCTACGTGCTGAACTGCTTTCATCACGAACTCTAGTGATCCGGGTGCTCGCTCGTGCGCCTCCATCGCCGTCTGATCTACTTCAAGGCCCACCACTTCTTCCTTGAAAGGGCCGCAACATTCCTTGACAAACTCGTCAAGAACGTCGGTCCTGGCCTTGTGTTTGATCGACAGCTTCTCGAAGATGCCACCTCGTCCGAGGATCAGATGCTCGAAGACCTTACATGCTACGGCACCGAGCACTAATAGCTCGATGCCGTTGTCAACGACTGCTCTGCAAGACTTTCCGTCCTTTTGGCAAAGCTCCCACTTGCCGTTGGACTTGCGTAGGGGAACCCCGGCCGCTGACCGGAGGGCATAGTTCATCTCCATTGCAGCCTCGATCTGCTCGGGGCTGAATTTGGAGAGGCCGACTTCCCCTAGCTGTACATCACCGAAGAGCTCAACGTAGGCTTTCTTGATGTTCGGCGTCGTCAATACATTCCTCATGAAAGATTGCCAGAACAACTTGAGCCCCTGAGCTGTCAAGCTCTCCTCAATGTACTTCAAAGTCTCGCCTGTCCGCGGATCTAATTTCGGCAAAGTTCTGTGCTCAACACCGTGAGGCACGTTCGCCGGGTCTTGCACTGTGATCGGCACGCAGACGGGGCCCACCACCACGGCGGCCGGATGGTCGGTGTTTCCAACCGTCTCGCCTGGGGCGGGGACTGCATGCCGCGCCGGCTCCACAGCTTCTGTGAGGACCAGCGTGTGTGGCGTTGGCGTGTTGTGAGCCGAGCTCGTCACCGAATCTAAAACTGGTGAGGGAGCTGCGAGCACCTTTTGGACCGGGTGCGACCCACGTCTCGATATGAAATCCCAGGTTTCCCGAAGGCGATGTAGGTTGCCGCGAGAGACCTCCTCTCCGGCCACCGGTGCCCCTGCGATCAATCGAAATGCCGTTGCCGAACGATAACACTCAGTAAAAGCGGATTGGAAAATCCTCGACTCGGACTGCAAGTTCACGAAATGCGCGAGGTAAACCTGCAAAATGTCCGTGTAGAACCCTTCGGGTCTAGTGTCGATTTGGTTCACTAACGGCGAGTGGAGGTCCCGGGCCTTTGCTTTACCCAGGGCCGTGTAATTGCTTGCTGCGCGGTGCGTTTCCGCGTCGAGTCGAACCACAACCTCGCCCTCTCCATGAATGAAGGGGCAGTAGGAACAAGCACGACAAGCCCGAGGCACTAGCGCCTTGGACTCCACGACCGGATTGGTCATGTGAGCTTGAGCCAAACATGGGCTGCAGTGCAAGCAAAAGCGATCATCCAAACCGACAAACACTCCACTCGTATTTCTCTGCCACGCGCTCCAGAAGAACCTCACAATCCTATAGGATGCGTAGCAAAAAGCCGCATTCAAGCACAGAAAGCTGAGGGCCCACTTGTGGGACCAGATGCAGGACGCCAAAGGCCCTGGGAAAATCTCGCTTGTCACGTACTTGAACGCGCGGATGCTCGTCCCCATGCAGCTACTGGACAAATCACTAATCCTGTGAGCTGCGGCCTCGCCGACATCGATCGTCTTAGCAATCGTGTGTGCGCCCAAAAGGGGCCTGCGGATGAGGCGGGGGTTGAGAACCGCAAAAGCGGCATCGGGCCAGGCGCCACGATGAAGAGCAATATCACCCACAAAATTGGTCCATGCGGGCCCAAAGAAGCTTCGCATGTCTGCGCCGAGCAATCGGCAAAACTCCGAGCTGAACTGGTTACCAGAACTGCTCACGTCAGTTACCGTGTTGACGCACGCCCTCGGAGCCGATCCGAAAATCCCGTACAATTTTGAGGAGCTGGTAGAAACCATGCTTACCAACGAGGCGGCGACGGAAATGCCACGATGGTTCGCCCCGCTAACATCTGCCCAGACGTACAAGTCGTCCATGCTGGATGTCCCGATTAAGGTCGCGAGCGCCCCCTGGGGTGTTCTTCACCGGCGGAGCCGGTTGTGGAAACGTGTTCTCGTGCCCGCAGAGCGAGCGGTTAGTAGGCACATGCGCAAGGTCTAACAAGGCAATCGACTAGGCACGGATAGCGAGTGTAAAGTAAGGCAGCTCTCCCCGTTGCACGCGGACGTACATTGAGTGTTTGCTCCCAAAAGACTCGCACCGACTCACCTGCCGATCCCCGGAAAAGATCTCACGCACACCGCGATATAGCCAGCGCTCAGAAGTAGCATCACGCAGTTTTGGGGCTACCTTACGGGGGAGCAACCCCCGCAGAAACCAGAGC